TCATATTCCTTATGAGAGATATAGTCCTCACATAGTTTCACATAAGCCTCATCAGCTGCTTGCTCATCCTGAAGCTCTTGTATTTGCTTTCTCATCTCAGTGAGTAAAAGCATTAACTTGTCAATCTCTTGTATTTTTTCTTTCATCTTTTGTGGTATTGATATGGTCAAAGATAGCTATCTTTTCTATATATACAAATACTTATCAGATTTTTTTCACATTTTTTTTATTGGCCCACAAAAAAGAGTAGCCATTGCTGACTACTCTCACCTAAATTACCACATTTGATGGCTTTACGAAAAAGCTAGGTATACGGTTTTGCCGTTTATCTTTTTGGCCTTTAGTATTTGACCTCTATTTCCTTTTGCTTTGTAGCTGACATGTACCCAATCAGGCTGTGAGTCATTACCAAACTCCCATATCATCTGATCAAAGGTAATGTTTTCCTTGATATATTCAAATATCTGTGCATTTGTTATCTTGCCATATCTGTCAGCATCAAGATCAAAAGCCTCACCCTTGCAATGCTGCGAGCTGGCACTCCCCTTCACAGCACGATTCAAGGCACCGGATCTGTATCCGGAGCTGATATGAATAGGCACAGCAAAGTGCAATCTCATAGGCTCAAATACATTCTCACATAGTAGCTTTGCAGCTGCTAGATGCTTAGGATCAGTGATAGTATTATCTATGCCTCTGCGCTTAGCAGTATCTGAATGGCAAAACTCAGCTAGTGTGACGTGATCACTTAGCATCTTCCTTAGTTAGTTGTGATAATGTAGCTGTAACTGTACCAGCTGCCACCATGTATCCAGCTGCTGTAACAAGTGATGCTGGCAATACCACTGGAGCAGCCACAATAGTTGCACCAATCACACCAAGTGCTACACCAATGCGCTGCACTTTTTTCCAAAACTTTGGCGTCTTAGACTGCCATCTTTCTTTTAGGCTCATATTTTAATTCTTTAGGTAATATACCAACAAGCAGATCAGGATATTTTACACCTGAATGAATGTCATTGTCTGATGTTTGAATGCGATCCTCTAGGCAATCATATAATTTAGATTCTACTCTTTCAAGTTTGCCCTCAACAGCATCAAGTCTGCTGGTAAAATAATTGAACATTAACACTAGGATGAGAGTCAATAATCCTACCATCCCATTCTTTTTGATTGCTGCTGCAATTGCAATTGGATCCATGTTAAATTATGCAGTTTTGTTCCAAATCAATATATCTTATTGAGTATGAATATGTCAGAATATATATTGTTTCCTGAAGATGCAGTGCCCCATTGAGCTGTTACATTTAATGCATTTGAAACTGTTGTATCAAATGTTGTATTATTCACTGTGTTAAAGCCAAAGCCTTGCACAGAAGCGTTATTAGTTTTTGTATAATGAAATGAAGCTAAAGTTACAATAGATGCTACACCAGCAGCTCCTATAGCTCTAATAGTAAAATCAATATTTAAAGACCAAATATCATTTATAACACTACTGCCTAGATTCTGTATACCACTATCTAACAAAACAATAGATCCTGCTTTAACTCTAATTCTAATAGTTTGATTGTTATTAGCATTCATTACACCACCAAACACAGCCCTAAAACTATCACCTACTTGAAATCCATTAGCGGGTATAGTTAATGTACCCACACCGCCATTGATAAGACTGCTTTCTGCAGTAGTGTTAGTAATTAAAGTGCTGTTTGCAGTTTGAGCAAAGAGTCCATAAGATACTGTTGATGGCGCACCTGGTATAGTTACTACTGTCTCACCTCCTGAATCAGCAGCTGTCACACCAGCACCAGCGAATTTTAATACTGACCTTTGAGTCAGTGCTGTGCTTTCATCTTTAACTGTTTTATATCCAGTAGTTGTGATATTAATATCTGTAGTTGCCATTAGCTTAGTGTTATATTGATTGTATTATTTACATTAGTTGCTTGAAAGAAAGTATCCTCTAGTACTCCATCCACATATATATTAAACTCAGTGATGGGATCACAATCAGCACCCCCACCACTAGCTGCTCCATTCTCAAAGTCGTAGTCATCATATGGAATGGCACACCAATCCTCATTGTCAAATACTCTCAAAGATACTAGCATGGTCCATCCGGCCACCATGTCTTGACCTTGATTGATGAATGGATCTGTGCCTATCTCAGCTGTGACATCTGAAAACTCAGTCCATCTGTACTGCTGTAGTGTAGTCTTGATGTCATTACAAATCAATAAGCAGTCTGAATGGACCTCATTGATTTGTCTATAGTTAGAATGATTGTACTTGTCACAGATGGTGATGACAAAATTCACATTCACATATCCAGCACCCATCCCACTAGGCTGCAAAGTTGCTACCATCAGAGGATACTGTGCAGCATCTCTGCTTATAGCATCAAGGAAGTCACCTTGAAAAAACTCATTTATTTGTCTGTGCTGTGTTGCGATCTCTTGCAGCTCCAGCATGATTTGATTTAGAGTCTTTTCCATTTAGGTAATTTTTTAATTTGTCAATTTGTTTCTTGCTCGCAGTGAATTTTTTCATACTATCCAGCCTAAAGGTTTGTATCCAGTGTGATCCTTGTCTACCTTCTCATTGCATTCATTGTCATCACAACAAACAATGTATTCAGGATATTTGACACCATTGTCATCTTTCAAGAATCCTATCAATCTTTCTTTGTAAAAATACGCATCCTTTCTGAGCATATCTCTAAGGTGTACAGTTTCTGTATCTGTATTGGCTGTCATTGTCTCATCTGACTGGCGGCCCACAGCTTTGTTAGTCAGCTTCTCATTAAGCATTGCAGCAGCTCTGAAGTCAACAAATGCTACCAAACAAGGGATCACATAGTCATTCATCAGTGTAAGATAGTCCGCTGTCCAGGTACTTGTTTCAACCCTATGCAGCAATGCCTTGTACAAAGGTGTTCCAAGTGCTGGCTGCAAGTGCATATCTTGTGATCTCTTGATACATACAGATAGGATCTTTGTATCTGTATTCATGTGAATCAATCCTAACTTCTTAAGATTCTCAACTGATAGTAAATAGTTCATGTCTTATTGTTTTTTAATAACTAATTGTTGCACCCAAATATGTCTGCAATATGGTGTGCTTACTTGAGTCTTAGGATTTGTATACCATCCACCTCTATAGTTCCATACATTGCGATCTACTCTTGAGCTGATATTGTTGATTTCATCCCTTGTGTAAAGTCTATTTAATGACAATAGTCTAAGGCAGAAGTCTCTTGATTTAGTCAATACCTTTGGTACACCTGGTCTTTCTTTGTAGCTATACACCACCATGAATTGATCAATAGGAGCTGGAGCTTCATCCAGCAATTGCTTTCCCAAGTCAGACACCTCCCCATCAACAAGTAATTCAAAGTCAATAAGTCTCTCAGTTGACTTGGCAATCTCTTCTACACTGGCACCAGTAGCTGTTGCAATAGATGATGCATCCTCACCAGCAATTAGCATTGATAGAATTGATTTCTCTAGTGCTGATATAGTAGCTTTGACCTCACCAATAGTTGCAAACATCATCTGTTCTTTGCTGAATACCTCATCAGATGGTGTATCCCATTCAATGATATTTGTCTTTAGCACCTTGTATTCAGATGAATCAACACCATATTCTGAAAATATTGTGATCTCATCAGCACTGAATTCATGCTTATGATCACAGCTTGATAGTGTAGTGCTAGGCAATCCTACAATCTTGCGAGCTTGTGCCTCACCAATTGTTGGGAATGATGCCAATACTATCTGCAATGCACTATCAGCTGTCAATATTCCAGCCTTTATATTAGCCACCACCTCAACAAGTGATGCAATCTGTGCACCATTCAAGGCTGATTTAGCCACATCTACTTCAGCACTTTCTGTTGCTCCAGTTGTATCTGTCACTGGTGCAGCTGTCACTGGTGCAGCAGCTACAATTGGCCGAACATCAACTAGTTTCAATGTACCAATGGCCCCTGATAGCTGTACCATGTAATTCATCAGCCATTCAATCTGCTTCTGTCTTGAATTGATATAGGTATTCTTATAGATCTCAAACAAGTCATCTGTCTCAGCTGCGTTGAATGATCCATTTGGAGCAATACCAAACAAGGATGGTGCCACCACAGAATGAGCCACAAGGATATTCTGCTGCACTGACTTCTCAGTCATGGCATATCTCTCATGTAAGTTATTACCATTCAATGGCATTACTGTAGGAGCTTCGTCTGCTCCATTGCTGAATGTGATGATGATCTCACCAGCATCCTCCACAGATTGTGTACGGCCCTTGATTTGTTCTTTTATCCTTCTTTCCTCTTCAGATGTTTCAGGCTCACCTGATGCCAGGTTAATTAGTGTACCAGCCTTGAATCCATTCTGTATCTCATACATATTAAATTTAGAGATATCTACATCTGTCTGAATGGCTGTAATACCACCATAGTAAGGAGGCTTAGGATAGATTCCTTTCTCACCTCTCGCTTGCTTAGATGGCTCCTTATAGTACAGAATGAATGATCCAGTGCGATTGTTCTCAT